GTAATCCTGAAGGTACTGATATTGTTGAAGTTCCTGTAACTGTAATAGAAGATGCGTATAGTCTAAATGCATCTATATTAATTTCTCTATAAATCCTGTTTTCTGTATTTTGTACAATAATAGCAACCGTTGAATCTGATAACATATTATCAGACAACTCTGAATAATTTCTAATTTGATCTCTTAGTTCTCCGTAATTCATATTGTTCGTGCTGTTACATTAGGTCCACCAATAACACCAGTCAGTATAGCAGTTCCTGAGTAGGCATTAAAGGTATAATTATTTGTGTTAAGTACTGTTATATTATATCCAACACTTGTTGTTAATACATCAACTGTAAATCCAGATGCAGTATTAAAATTATTTAAAGCATTTACATTTGCAAATACAACTGTATTTCCAGTAACTCGTCCATGATTATATTCATTAACTCTAATTGTTGAACTTCCTGTAGTTATTACAAAAGGATTATTATCAAGTTCTACTGCAGAAGGTCCTATACTTACTTCTCCACCACCAAAAAATCCTGTAGCATTTGCAACGTTTGGTAAATTAATACTATAAGTATCTGAACTAACAGATGTTAATGTAAAACCAACTGTAGTTGTTAAAGTTGCAATTGAAAAACCATTTCCTGCCAACGCTCCTGTTATAACAATTGAAGTTCCAATTTTATTTCCATGACCTGGATCATTAATTAATATTGTTGAGCTTCCTGCAGTTGAATAAAAAGGATTAAAAGCAAGTTCTACTAATACAGCAGGTTCTACTCTATCAGGTCTTGCATTCATTAAACCTTGTGGATCATTTCCAGGAACTTTAGGTTCTAATTGAGGTTGTTTGGGTTCATATTCAGTATAGTGAACAAATGATCCATTCCACTCTTGCACCATTTCTTGGTACGGGAATCGTTGACCTGATCTATCTGATATTGCCCAAGATCGTTTACCTGTTGAAAATGTAGTCATTTACATTCCCTCTCCAAAATATGATTTTGGTGAAATATATAAAGATGTTCTTTGACTGTCTTCTGTTAAAGCTCTTTGTAAATCATCTTCATATAACATTCTTAATTGCTCAATTTTTTCTGGAGCGTGTTTAACTGATAAATAATAAGCAAGACCAGAAGTTAATGCAGGTAAAAATCTAAATACAACATCTGCTGTATTTGTATAAGTTCCAGCATCTTCAATTCTAGCTAAATAGTAAAATATAAATTGAAAATTGCTTGGATTAGAAGCATTAGAATAATTTGAACCAGCAGTTTGATATAAAAAGATACTTGGATTAACAGTTCTTTGTACATAATACTGAGAGGGTGTTCCTTGTGATAATTTATTAGGTAAAGCTGCATATGCAGATCTATCTATTTTAGTAAGGGATATATCTACAGGATTTGTTGTAACTGTATTATTTCTTACGTAAGCTTCTAGAACATCATTAATGTTATTAGGGAAATTAGTAGGATCAGCTGCATAATTATATTCAGCTTGACCTAATACTAAATTAACAGTTGCTTTCTGAACTTTCCATAAATGTACACCTCTATTATCCCATTCAGATAATAATAAATTTATGGATCTTCTTGCTGATCTTAATTGATATCCACTTCTGCTTCCATCAATACCGATACGTTCATAAGCTTCTTGAATAAGCTCTTCGATATCCAGATTGAATGAAGTAGTTCCGGATGTTGTCATTTTACCTCTACTTGTCTATAAATACAGTCAGAGTCATTCCAGACATTGATGTTGCGCCAATACCATTTTCGTAAAGCACACCATCTTCTGGTAAATATATAGTTTCAGTTCCGCTAGCTCCAACAATAACTGGAATATAATATCCACTAGTAGTTGTTCCTGAAGTTGTTGCTCCAGAAATAACTGTATTAATAGATGCAACACCTGTTGATCCAGGAGTTGTAGGCTGAGCAATAATTCCTCTTAAACGAGTTCTACCCGCAAAGAAAACACCGTTAGCTGTTAATGTGACCGGTTTGACGTCACCTTTATAATTTGGCATTCAAAACCTCTAGTTGTATTTTATAGGGACCCCGGAGAGTCCCTACAAAAGAATTTTAGTTAGTGTATGTTTCTTCGCCAGGTTTTGCTGTAGCGTCAGCAAATGTATATGTAAATACACCTGAAACGTTACCTGTACCTGCTGTAGATCCAACATTTGCTACAACTGTAGAATTAGCTGTAAGTCCTGCTGCAACAACTAAAGTTCCTGTAAGTGCATTAATACCTTTTGCTCCAGAAACTAAATTTTGTGCAAATCCAGTTGAGTTAGCTGCTGTTCCTAAATTAATAGTTGTAGTAGCTCCGCCAGCTGAAGTAGACAATACCGCAAAACTAAGTGGTATAGCTCCTTGTGGTAATACAAATGGAGCGTTAGCATTTACTGTTGCTCCAACTGATACTGCAGTTGCTGTTGTTGTTGATGATAAGAAAGTAATAACTTCAGACGCAACTAAAACTCCTGGTGTAACACCAGAACTTTTATCTTGTCCGCCGTAAGTTCTTACATATCCTTGAAATGTACTTTTTGTTCCCATGATCGTATCCTCCTAAATAATCCAATGTAGTCATTAGGCATGTCGACTATACGCGTCTACATCAGATGTTAATGTATAGTAATTGAAATATAGCTTAATTTTTTAAAAAGAGCAAGGGGTGGCTTAGATTTTTCACACTTTTATTTCAAATATATAGCTAGTTTAGCTAGCTATAAATGCTGGATCTTCTTCTTCGCTTAAAACAACATTATTTTGTTGTTTAGCTAACTCAAGATCCTGTTGAACCATTTGTCTTTTAACTTCTTTTAGCTCAACTTCTAACCACTGCATATCTGTGGTTAATCTACCCTGTTCAAGAAATAACTTGTTCCACTGTGACTCCAAGTTTATTTTCTTGGCCAGAAGTGATTGGGACAATGATGTCACGCTCAACCTCCTCATAGGTTATATAAGAAAAATTGCTTATCTGTTTAACAGTAATTAATTTTTCTAATTGTTCTTTACTCATTTTTCCCAGAAAGTCAAGTACTTTCTGATGTAAAGATTCTGTTGAATTTATGGGTTCAGATTCCAATGTAAATTGGATTTTAGTGCCGTTTATAAATATTTTTATTAGGTAGGTCATCTTCTCACAGATGTTTTTATAGGGATTTACAGGGCGAGTCAAGCCCGCCCTGTAAATAAAAGTCCTTACGCTCCTGGAGAACCGTAAATACCTCTAGGGTCCGACCAGCCGAAGCTGTATCTTTCTCTAGCTTTGTATCTTACGTTACCAGTGTCGAAATCACCTTCCATCGATGTTCTGATAGGAGATCTTTCGAAATACTTCATACCATTTGGTACATCTGTTTTGATAAAGAACGCATCAGAATCAGTTAAGAAGTGATTTACAGTGTATCCACCAGAAATCATTCCCATGTTTCTAATCGCGTTGATATCGTTATCAGTTGTTCCAACTCTACCAGCAGATTTCATTAATCTGTCAGCAGTGAACTGCAGTTGCACAGGGATGATTAATTTCATTCCTTGAGCAGCAACTTTTAATCCACGTTCATCAGTAAAGTTCGCGATGTCAATCAGCGACTGTTCTAATGAAGTTTCATTCAAGTCAGCAGCAGTAGTTAGTGTATTTTGAAACGTACCAGCGATAGTAGCGTGCGTAGTAGAGAATAACGGAGATCCGTCACCACCTGGATAAGTAGTGCTGAATCCATTGTTCAATACGTTAGCAGCTGTAACTTGCTTAGTATTCGCCATAGATCTAGCTAATGCTTTTGTATATCTAGACGCAAGTCTGTCATACAAGTTGTCCTCAATCGCTTCTTCAGTGATTGCGAACGCAAGAGCTATAGTGTTATGCGTATATCTAGCAGTGAAAGTCTCGTTAGCTTGGTCATAAGACACGCCAGAGCCTTCAGCTTTTATCGCAGCATTACCAAATCCTGATAACATAACTTCTTCTTCAAATGCTCTTTCAGAAGTTTCTTTATCGAAGATTTCTTCGTGCTCGTTTTCGTAACGTTTGTATTCAAGTCCAAACAGAGCGTTTAAACCTGGTTCTAGTTCTTTAACTAGTTGTGATCGTGATATAGCCATAGTTTATTACTCCTTTAGATTAATTGTTGACCTTTGTTAATTCTAACAACAAAGTCTTCGCTAGCAACGTTCACTTCATTACCAATAAAGTTTGAAGGACCAATTACTAAACACTGACCAGTTGAAGAGTTAGAAGCTGCAAGATCTAAAGCAGTTGCAGAAATTCCATTTACAGAACTTCCTGCAGCATACAATATATCGAATGCTCTTCCAACAGCGCTTACACCTAGTGCAGTTCCTGTTGATTTAACAAGGTATACTTGATTTGGGTCATCTACCACAAATGCTTGAATGTTTCCTTGAGAAACATCAGTTTGTGAATAGAAATTTTGCCAAGTCGGTTTGTTTCTATTGTTAGGGCTTACTTCTATTAGACAGCCGTTAACCACGCCTAATACTTGACCAGTTGCAGACGATGTTACAGCAACAACAGTTCCTGTAGCAGTAAGAGCAGTTAAGTCACCTTGATAAATCGAAGTTGATTCATTATCAAGAATGAAAAATTGATCTTGTCCGCCGCTAGCGTAGCCACCACCAACTTTTCCTAGTGGTCTAAGACCAAAGGCTTTTGTTGAGTTTGCCATATTTATTTACTCCTTAAGTTTATATTTAAACTTTGTTGGGTAGGAATTACTAAATAATTAGTTCTTCTTTGTACCACCAAAAGTTACACGAGTTTGCCTCTCATTACTGATTGGCATACTTGGATGCTGTTCCTTTAGAGGATCGTTTGCAATAGCTTCTTCTCGTTCCTGAGTTCTTTTTGCAAAGTACTCTTCGCGAGATTTTGCGATCTCTTCTGGTACCCTAGCCAGCAATAGGCCACCTACTCCAATCACTCCTGCGTATTTACCGTCTTTAACTGATGGAAAGTTCTGGTCTGGATATTCATCAGCTCTCACTAATTCATATCCTGATCTCATTCTGCCTGTGATATTTTTAGTATCATCAAAGCCTAATGATTCAGCTCTTATCCATCTGTGTCTAAAACCGTCTGGCGCAGTCGGTGCATCTAGAGAAGATGGTGGAGTCCAAACTTTAGGTCTATCATTTTTAACCCTAGTTTCGCTCGCACGGGAAGTCTTAATTGTTTTGTTTTCGTTTACCATATGCCTATACCTCCTTCGTGATATTTAGTTGTTTCGCATATTCTTCAAGTGGCACACCTAATTTTTTAGCAATAGCTACCTGTGAAGGTGTGAGTCTTACAGTTTTGCGTCCAGGTTTAGTACTTCGCTTCGATGAAGCTACTGTTTGTACCGGTCTGGCCGATTCCGTAGGATTGTTTGTACCAAATTTGTGCGGAAATTCAAGTCTTATTCTTTTATCAATTTCTGCATAATATTCGTCAGATTTGGGGTCATAACCCTCCTCATCTACAATTTGTCTATGGATATCAAACGCTGTGTAAGTCATAGCTTTATCAGTTCCAAACCATCTATTATTTGCTGCCCATGATTCAGCTTTGCCGTCTGTAGGTATATTTTCTGGTACCGCAGATGCTTGCTGTTGCATAACAGGAATATCTTTGATTTGTGACTGTTCTTTAGGTAACAAAGCAGCTTGTGATTTTAATTCACTTAATCTAGCTTCTTCATATCCTAATTTAGCTATTTCTTTAGAGATTTCAATTTCAGCAGAAATATCACCAGCTTCTCTAGCTAAACCTAGCTTAGATTTTGCTGCTTCTAATGCTGCTACAATTTTAGCTTCTCTATCTTTTACTGAAGTAGTTTCAAGTGCACTAAACTTCTTAGACATGTTTTCTTTTTCAGATTTAACAATCTGAGCATAACGAAGAGCTTCTTCTTTTTGTCTCTCAGCTTCACGCCATTTCTTAGTTAGTTTAGCAATTCTTCTTTGTACACCTTCGCTGTATTCTTCAGCTTCTTTCTCAATTTCTTTCGTATCTTCTTTTTTGGCCTCAACAGTTTTTTCCTCTTTAACAGATTCTTCAACTTTGATTGGCTCTTCTTTCTCTTCA